CAGCTGGAACTTTAGTTATTCTCTCAATTCCTAAAGTCGAATCCCAACTAGTAGCTGTATCAACAGAAGCTGTCCCACTTAGCGCCTTCTCCTCTGTGACCAAAACTCCGCTAGTATTAAACCCAGTGAATCTTAACTTAAAACTACTTCCTGCGTCAGCTGTACTATCACTATAATATTTTAAGACCCCATCACTATTAGGATACTTCTGAACCCCTCTAGCTCCATATGGATAAGCGCTGGAGGGAGTAGTGCTCTCCGTGGCCCCTGGATTCCTCTTGTCAAACCCTCTAGCAGTATCCATATAGACAAACCGCGGAGTCGTTGGATCTTCTATATTCAGAACTTTCCTTACATAAAGCGGAAGTCCGTACTTACTAATATCAGCGGCCGAAGTAAGCGAGAACTCGCGATGCTCATGAGGGACTTTCCCGCTGTCAAGAACCCTTCGATACGCGAAGTTTACCTGGTTCTTAACAAGAGCTTCAAATACACCTCCCCTAGACTGTCCAGAGTAAGCGAGAACATCAGTTATGATCTCTCGAAAGGTGGACATACTACTTCTCCTTTTTGGCTCCCTTAGCCGCGTCGATTACTTGCTCCATAGATGGAGTTCCTTCCTTCTCCTCGTTCTGCTTGAAGAAAGATAGCATTTGACCAAACAACTCAGACTGTTGCTCACTACCAGCCTGGTACATCTCCTTAAAGGCCTCATACATATCAGCCTGGCTAGAAGCTCTCTTCTGATCTTCGCTACGAGCCAAGTTCGCGCGAGCCTCCGGACCGTTAGTAATAAATGCGTCTCTAACCCGAAAGTTCCATTGCTGATAAAGAGGAACACTTTCTCCAGTCTGATCTGTGTAAGCGTCCACTTCAACATCACTCATTGGAGGTCTTCCAGGAAGAATGCCTACCAAGCCGTCCATAGTTCCCACCAAAGTAGTATAAATACCATCATCTATTTGTAGCCCTCGAGGCTCTCCATTTGCATTTGCCAGCAGCCTTTCCCTTCTATTACCCCCACCGACATCAGCCGTGACCTGGTGTATCCACTCCCCATCTGGCTGAAAGTCTGCCACCAGGTTGTTTGTGCTAATATACTTGGTCATCACGACTTCACTCTTCTGATCAACAGTCAGTTGAAGAGGAACACCCTTTTCATAGTCCTTGTTCTCAACCTCAACTTCCCTCTCGAAATCTAATAAAACTGGCATAGCCCTGTTCTCCCTTTAGAGTTTTTAGATACTAAAACCTGCAATGTTCACTTGACAATCTGAGGTGCTACTTGAGATAACAGCGTTAACTGCATTTCCTGGGGTACAAGCCCAAAGACCACTTTGAGAGGTCTCAGAAGCCGAATGTTTAGCGGTTGAATAGCCTATAGATAAATCCTGAGCAGCTCCTGTCTCTCCATCTGTAGCTGTAACAGACGCGTAAACAACTCCTAAGGTAAAGAAAAGAGGCACAGAAAAACTTCTCCCAACTGTAGCATTAGCAGTGGCTGGAATCACATAATTCCTAGCAGTTGCACTACCACCATTAGCAACCAAGTTCACATCCCCCGTAGCGGCTGCATCAAAAAGCAGAAGAAACGCATCTGCTGCTGTAACATTGTGTATATCTATAGAGTTTATTAATGTGTCTCCAGCTCTAAGAAGAACTTTCGTCCCAGCTGCATCATCGTCAAAATGTAAGAATGAAAAAGGTGGAGACAGTGACCATTCTCCTATAACAGTACTCCCATCCTTTAACTGAAGAGTAGCATCTTTGTCCGAGTGCCCAGAGATATGAGTAACAACATGGGACACTCCACTTGCAGCTGCATGAGTAGCAGTTGCACCAGACCCAGTGCCCGCGGTGGTCTCACTCCATGCTTTATTAAGATCAATCTGTGTTGCCATCTCTATACTCCCACTATGTTTAACATCTCGTTAATTCTATGCTCATAGGTATGAGCGCTTCTTACAAGTTCGTGTCCTGCTTTTGCTATCTTCTCTCGATCCATAGGATATTTTAAGTAATTTTTAATATTATCTATACACTCTACATCACTTTCATAACCAACAAAGTGCTTGCCTTCCTCAAATCCCAACTCTTTCCACCCCTGAACATCTCTATTAGTAACTAAGCAAGATCCATGACTCATAGTCTCAAAGAATCTCATATTCAGATCATCTAATATAGATATATTTAAAGACATTCTAGCTTTAGCTACTCTTATAGATGTATCTAAAAAGAACTTACCCACAGATAGATGACTATTAGGAATGGCTTTAAATACTCTATCTAAGAATTCTAATCTATTATTCCCTTTGCCATCAGGAGTTCCTTGCTGCAAAAATCCTACAAATATCACATCCCATTCTCTTTCGGGAATCTTATCTATAACATCACTAGTACAAAGCTCAGCACCTGTAACATCCAACTCTGCAGAACAAGCTAAAGGAAGCCAATGAGTATTAGCTATTCCATCAAACTTCATTTTCTCTACTGCAGACTTTTGAGCTACAAAAACTGTATCAAAATGTCTTGCCCAGTTAAGTCTAGTATTGTAGCCAAGATGAGTATCTATTAAATAAGCGACGTTAGGTTTAGGAGGTAGCCAGCTAATATCATCTCTTCCATCATCTATAAAGATATTAATGTTATGCTTTTGTATAGGTACATGAGTATTAATATTTTCTGGACGATTATACCTCTTCATCCCAGCTTCACTATATCCCATACGATGTAGCTTTTCTATAAAGCGCCTACTAGTACCATTATGTCTTATCTCTGCGTTATAAAACATTCCAATAGAAGGCTTAGTCATCAGATGGCTCCCCTAGTAAAACAGGCTCATACTTATTCCATCCTACGTTGAAGGATCTCCACCAAGAGTTAACTCCATGCTTTTTAATTAACTCATTTATAATTATTTCTTGATGGTCATCAGAATCCCAAAAGCCTTCATGCACTCTCTTTCCAGTTCTTTGACCAAGATGATGGATATAAGCAGTCCTATCACAGACTAGCCTCATTCCCTTATTAAGGAACCTTATAGATAAATCTACATCATCTCCTCCAGTAAGATTCTCATCTAGACCTCCTATATCTCTTAATAATTCAGTCTTAGTAGCTAAACAAAAACCCACTAAGATTGTAGTATCTAAAGTATAAGGAAGATCTGTTTCATATAAGCTCTGCACTCCAGAAGCAAAGTTTGAGCAAGGCGCTACAGCTGCTACAGTAGGATCATTAAAGTGCCTAAGTAGTATATCCCAAAACATAGGCAGCCCAGGAATAAAAAGTACATCATCATTTAGCATACAGAAATACTCTGTATCAGCCATAGCTAATGCACTGTTAATCCCTCCCATCCAACCTACATTTTCTACTTTATGGACAACTTCTAAATGACCTAATCCATCTTGAGCAACTAAAGTATCTATAATATCTTTAGTATTAGGATCGTTATTTATAACTATTACTCTAGCATCTACTTGAGTATTTAAAGTAAGAGTATATAAACATCTCCATAAGTCGCGGTCATTATTATAAGTTGGGATAGCTATAGTTATATCTTTTTTCATGCCAACCCCAATTCTTTATCCACAACTATACCATTACCACTTATGACCAAATCTTGCCCAAAAACTTCCTTGTAAGAATCCATATTATGACTTACGTTATACCAGTAACTTTCTTCATTTGCCCATCTTGGAGCATGTTCTTTATGAAGAGTTTTAACCCTGGTATCTACATATCTTTCTACGTTATACTCGCTGCAACGATAGCAAAAGAACCAATCTTCTCCACACCCAGTACTAGAAAACCAAGGTTTAGGTATCTCATTAAACACTGCCATGTCATATAAGACAACTCCTCCTCCTATAGCCAGCTCTCCTCCCACCTCATTGTTGCCAACTAACCTATCCTTAGGATAGTCAAATACAACATCGCTGCCTTCTATAACAGTGGCATTATTTCCTTGGTCCCATCCCTTTCTAATCCTATATATAACAGGATGAATAGGATGTCTAGCGGTGAAAGCTAATGCTCCGACTACAGGCTTTTTATTTCTCCATAGATTTAGAAATGCGGAGTGCTTAAATTGCATATCTGCATCCCACCAAAATAGATAATCCGCTCCCCATTCTTTAGCGCTATCTACTATCATTTCTCTAGCTTTGCCGACTAAACTAGTCCTAGAGTAATTACAAATCATTATATCCAAGCGTCCTAGCTTTTCCCAATCCTCTTCTGTAGGATTTCCAGAACCATCATTTTCTGGACTCTCATCTAAAGGAGGCAAGGACTCTTGTATCTCCATAAACTTAGAGTGCCCCAAAACATCCCTCAAAACTGTTCTTTCTCTCAGTGCTCCATAATACATCATCTGATCAAAGTATAAAGGGAATGTGTTATCGTCTGGCCCAATATACCAGGGAAGCCCTATTACTAGTTTCAACTTTTGTCCCTTTTCATTATAACGTCCGAAAATAGCTCGGACAAAGTTCTATAATTTATCAGCCCTGTTTTTACCTTAAAGAATGAGAACATACTACCGTGTTCTACCATACGCATAGCATGACCCAAGTGGTGCCTCTTAACTTCTTGTGGTCCGTCACTCCACAAAATTCTTCCACAAGAACACTCTAATAAAACATGGTTGTTCTCATGGTCAGGAACTACAGGCCCTAACCAAATAAGAAATTTAGGAAGGTTTGTTTCTCTCCTTCCACGACGCGCCGAATCTTTGTCCATTAACATCTTCCAGCCCCATTTTTATTTGTAGGAGAGGGTCCCCCGCAAAAGACCCTCTCCCACATCTCCATAACAATATGTTACGGAGTTTTACATACTACATGCACCGAAGGAATGCGTGATTACCTATTCCCCCAGCCCCAGTAGTGGCAGTAACAATAGTGTCCAATGCAATAACTGGACCCCAGTACCCAGTAATGTTAGCACCTCCAGCAGAGTCAAAGCCAATACTGGCAGCTGCAGCCGCAGTGCTGATACCTAGAGGTTCTCCAGGAGCAATCTGAACACCCCTTCCGCTGCCAGCAGCACGATAACTCGTCTTAATGGACTCAGTATACCCATAAACTTGAGCAATACCAACATCATTATTCGCTACATCTTCGTAAGCTACTCCAATAAGACTTCCACCAGTATTAGCAACGCTTTTGCAGTGAATCGCTACACGAGAGGCTGCCTCGTTAGTATTCACAGAAGATGCATTTGCGTTTCCAAGAATCCGATGAACAGGATACCCTAGCGTGACTGTCTGACCATCACTGTTAGTGAAGTTCACCCAAACACGCTCAGTATCTGAACGATTTACAGTTTGCATCCACATAGTTCTTTTTTCCTCCTAATTACATCAACATAAGACAGTAGTAGTGATATGTATCTACTCCAGCACCTTCACCGGTAATGTAGATACATCCATTAAGACTATCTGCAGTCCCATTGTTAGAGTTAAGAACCAGACGAAACGTTTCATCATCCTCGTCTGCGTTATTCAGCATACAACTGATGATACGGTTGCCTGCTCTGTCATTTGACGATCCAGAGAGCGCGTCCCCATTAGCATCGGTTATATTTTGAGCGAGCTGCCCCGATATATACACAGGTGTCCCCTCATCAGCTTCACAAGTTCCAGCCACTGATATATAGTTACCAGCTCTGCCAATATACCTTTCATTAACATCCCCGTCAGCCATCTTCTCAGCCCCTTTCTAGGTGATCCCCGCAAGGATGCCCAAAGAGTTACGAAGATTCGTACCCATATTACCCTGCCAAAGGATCGGGGCAATAAAGGCATCCTGATTAACAGGATTCTGCAAGCCACCATCAGCCATAGCGAAATCAGCGTCACGATGCACAAAAGCGAAGATGTGCTTAGAGTTCAGCACGTACATAACTCCAGAGGTGCACTTCGCTTCCCAGTTGATGCTAGCGCCACGAAAAGTCGGCTTGCTGGACAACTCACTCGTACCGCCGCCAGTATAACGGATGGCAGGAACGACCAAGGATTCCAGGGTCTCAGCAATCGACTGAGTGGTAAAGATACCATCAGGCTCGCCCTCAACACCAGAAATCTCCGTGCAATCGTTATAGATCGCGCGAAGCTGAGGAAGTAAGTTAACGGCACCGTTACCAACACCAGTAGTAGCATTATTCCGCCACGCACTATTGTTAGCAGGATTAATATCACCATAGGTGGTCGTCGCAGGAGACTGGTCTACCATAGCCGCAAGGCCGGTAGTCTGCTTCGAGCCGCTGGCAGTACCATCACTGTAAGCATCCGTCGCCAAGTTATCAGACAACGTGGACTCAGCCTGAAAGATCTTATCTTTCGTCAAGTCACGAATCCGACTTTCGCCCTGGTTCGAACGCTTGTCAAGACCAGAAATCACGACACTAGTAGCCGCCTGCTTCCAGTTGAAGAAGGCATTCGTGATTCCTTCATACCCGGTAGGATCAAGAGCCTCAAGCCCAGAATAGCGCTTGAAGTTCCCGCTACCTTCATACATCACCGGCAGCTTGATACGCTCACCGCCAGTCAGTCGCTTAATTCGGTTACCCGAACGGAGCCATGACCATAAGGGGCTCCTTTTATGTACCTGGTCTCGTAGCATACCCGAGTCCAGATAATTCATAATCGTTGAGGACAGTAGAGGTCCCCAGACAATTGTGGGTGCTCCATCTCCGACAGCCATTACAAGTTATCCTTCCGAATTGTTAAGTTAATTCCCGACGCGCCAAAGCCCACGCACGTTCCAGAACATCTTCAGGGCTAGCTTCCCCAGCTCTTATATCAACACCAGAGCCTGGAGTCGACGCCCCACTCCTACGAACTACATTAGGAGAAGGCCTACCAGCAACTTCCCCAGAGCTGTTGCGGCGAGCAGCCCCACTCCTCGCCCCTCCAGATTCTGGAAATTCCATACGGAACAGGTCCAAAGGCGTAACGCCTCTAGCAGGATCTTGGAGCTGCTGCATACGATTATCAAGTCTCCGCTGAATAGACGGATTCAAGGTAAAATTGCCTGCGTCATCCATAGATCCGAACTGCTCTCCATACATATCAACTCCAGCCTTTAAATCCGCATTGACAGCACTTTCAGCAGTCTGTTCCTGAGCCCTAGACTGATCTCGTTGATCGAGCGCCTCTTTAGGCAGGTACCCTAGACGATCAGCCATAGCTTGAAAGATTTCCATATTCCGCTCTGTAACACCCTCAGGAAGAGGTTCTTCCTGTGGAGGTTCCACAGGTGGCCTAGCACTCTCCTCTCGCTGCGAAATCATCTGTTCCCGAAGGCCCAGAACTTCCGAGCGAAGATCATGCCAGTCATTGTTGTTCTGGCTCATACGCCGCTGCATACCTCTTAAGGCTTCAGCAGCCGCCGGATCTGATTGATCCAGTCTTGCAAGAACCACATCAGTTCCTTCACGAGAAGACTGATTCGAGTCCTGCACCTCAGTTCCTTCCAACACCGCATCTATGTCAAGAGCATCCTCACCAAACTCTTGAGCTTGATCATCAAGGTAAGCGTTAACGCTGCCTTCTTCTGTTAATCCAGTGTCGCCCCGAATTACTTCGCTCATTTTTTTCATCCCCCGCTAGTTAGTAGGAAGACAAATCTTCCAGCCTAATTTCTCTCCATAACACATTGTTATGAAGGTGTTAATCATACCCTGCTATGTTTCCAGAAAACTCCCTGGAAATGGTGTCCCCTTTCGCGTCTGACACTTCTATAACAGCATCATCAAAGGCCTTAGGCATATTTTTTCGCTTGCCTTTCGGCGGCTGCTTTTTCATCAGGTTAGGATTTTTATCATCGAGAATCCTAGCCCCATGAACTGGATCTCCAGCCTCAATCAAACCCAGATCACTCATAATAGCCTTCCTATCACGGGTGGAATAGACATCGCTTCCAAGACCTTCGTCATAGTAAGGTTCAAATGTATTGGCAGTGAAGAGTTCTGGAATCCGGTTCATCCCATAACTGCACGGACAAGTAACCGGTTCGCCTCTTTCTTCTACCCTCTTATAAATATCTTCTTTGTTTCCACAGTGGCCACACTCAAAGCTATAAACTGGCATTATAAATCATTCCCTCCCAGCTGACTCTTACGCCACAGATGGATCATTTGTAGATCTTCCGTCCTCTTTTTATCTTTCTCACTTATCCTCTGAGCCCAATTTTTATTCCTGAGTACAAAGTTCTCTTTCGCCTCCGGAGAATCGAGGCCGGGAATATCGAAATTGTCCAGCAGGTTTCCTATATCTGCAGTGAAGTCTTCTTCAGGAAGCATATCCACCCTCGTTTCTTCTTCCGCTTCCGCATTATTCGCTAAGAAAGCAAGGGACGAAGCTCCTATCCCTATCGGTACAGCCAAAGGAACACTGGCTAATATATCTTTCCTCGGCATACCTACTGAAGAGTTCGTAAGGTCCGAAAGCTTATCGAAATTGTCTCTACCTTTAGACGATAGAACTTGTTTATGACTTTGTATCGTAGCGCCCGTAAGTTCAAGCCCTACATTGCCAAATGGGTAGCTTTTAAGCCTCTCAAAACTCTCTTTAGCTCCTGGACCTCCCAGGTTCCCTGCATCAATCATATCCTTGTAAAGTCCTTTCCCATAGCCGTCTCCATGGGTGAAAGTCGTGCCCCAGCCATAAGTCCTGCCCCAATTCCCTGGACGGGAGCTAATAAAGTCCATAATCTCATCTAAGACGGCCTCATCACTAGTCAGGGCGTACCACTCTTTCCGCAATGCATTTACCTCAGGCCTCATCTCTGCTATAACATCAGGGTTCCTTCCCCTAACCAACTGCTCTTTTTCCCACTTAGCCGCCCGAATATCACGCGATACTAGTTGTAATTCATGTAATTCCGAGAGCAGCAGGTCGTAAGAATGGGTAGGGGCTAAGCCAATAGATTTTGTCCGAGCGATTATATCCTTCTTATTATCTATCAGGCGAAAATGTTCTTTTTCCTTCACACTCAGTTCTTCTA